AAACTAGCCATGCGCTGTATCTCAGGACGTGGGAATGTCTTACGAACATAGTCTAACCAGTATTCGTTACCTACATGTAGTTCGTACAGTGTGAACAGTTTGAGTACAGTAGTTACACCATGTAGTTCAGCTTCAGTCAGTTCATTCTTTAGGTCGTGAATATCCTTTTCCATTTCTATCTCGTCTGCTGTCCAGAATATAGACTGCTGCTTCTCAGTATAAGCTAGAGCCTGGGGATAGTCATAGGTATAGGTAGCTTTAGGTGTTAGTATTTGCACATTACTCATCGTCTAGTTCCTCAAGTTCCGCTTTCGAATTAGTAATGACAAGACCATATAACAACCATTCAACTAGGAATGATTTAAATTCCTTGTCTTCATGTTCAAAAGTAACAAAGCCTACGAACGGTAGCCAACCACCAAATAGTGGATAACCAAACATCAAGATACAGCCGTCACCTTCGTTGATACGGAAGGGTGTTGATTCAAATTGAAATTTCATTTTTTATTCCTCTAGTTCATCAAGCTCTGCTTCAAAGTCTAACTGTAAATCATCTATCCTTTCCTCAATCTTGTCAACAAATCTGTCCACTATCTCGTCAGAGTTTATTTCCAAGACTTCCATTAAGGATATTTCATCTATGTGTTTTAGTCTTTCACAAAGCTCATTAAGCGTTAGCATAATTTTTCTCTTGTCTTCATGTAGTTATTCAATTCTTTTATGGTGTCGATAGTAAAATACTTTATCCCTTCTTTATCACACCATTCACCCATGTTCATTTTACTACCCTTCCTAAGTTTCTTACTTGGGTTGGATAAAATAAAAATAAGTTCGTAAGTTCCTTCTATGTCTCGTTTGATTGATTTGTACTTGGCGGTATCCCCTGAACGAAAGAAACCTTTACATTCAATCAGTACATCTTCCTTAACAAAGTCTGGTTTGTACTTACGCTTGACAATATACGGCAAGTCAAACGGTTCAAAATCAAAACCAGTTGTCTTTGTAGCGAATGCTTCTTCAAGTCCACTTCTATACTTTGGCTTGCTCATAAAAATCTATAGGCATTTCCTTGCCCCTCTGTAGTATCCACAGTAGCTGAGAGTTCTCTACAGCACGCTGAAAACCATGTTCAAATTCATCAAGGTACATATCAACAATCAGCTTGTCCCAGTTGTCGTGTTCATCTAACAACTTGTCAGCCTTCTTGTCACCAATACCCTTGATACCAGTAATGTTATCCACCCTGTCGCCAGTAAGCATCTGCTTGTAAAAGAAACGTCTACCTTCCTCAGCAGTAACAGTTTTCCATTCCTTCTTGTGGTAGTTATAGTGTTTACCTTCCACCATCAACAAGTCTTTATCAATAGTAGCGATAGCAGTAGTGTCGTCTTGTGCTAAACCAAGAGCATCATCTGCTTCAATACCATTGACAATCTGTGCTTTGTATCTTTCTTCCAAGTAATCACGAACCAATTGATAATGAATAGGCTTAACGGCTTTTGACCGATTGCCTTTATAATCAGCTCTTACTTTATCTCGGAAATTCGGTTTACCCGATAGGAAAACTTTGTAGCTTTTGCACCCTGTATCATTAATCAGGTCTGACATGTACAGTTTACAGGAGTGTAACGTGTGGGATTCAGGGTCAGCTTTCACCGACCCGTCCTCCTGTTTCTTCTGACTAGCGAACACTATGCGATAAACAATAGGGTCACCATCAATGAGCAGTTTCATTAGAATGGAATAGCGTCATCAAAGTCTTCAGAACTTTCTACTGCTTTGGCTTCAGCCTTGTTATTACCACCTTTGATTCTGCGGTCAAAGATGTAACGAGGTAAGCCGAACATAGCACGTTGAGCAGGATTGTTTTCATCGTCTGCATCACCAACAGCTTGGTCAGTAATGGTAGACGCAGCAACTGCATCCTGATACTTAGCAGGGATAGGTGAAATAGAATCAATGTTGTCATAGGTTCTATTTGCGTTCTCTCCCTTGCCAGCTACGTTCACTACGAGTACGTTGCATGGTCTACCCAGTACAGAGTCCCAGTCTGCTACCTGACCTTCTTTGGCAGTGGGTTCAAACACTTTGTAGTATTTGTACTCATTGCCCTTCTCATTCATCTCGTAAAAGATATTGAATGGTCGTGTCCATAGCAGTCGAGGTTGCTCCTTGCCGTCAACCATAACATATTCACCAAGTATCTCTATACCTAATGAGATTTGCTGTGCAGGTGGTTTTGACTCGCCCATGTATTCGCGTTCCTGTAAACCTAAGTCAGCTACATAGACTAGTCTGCCTTCGTACTCACCTTCTTTTAAGTTAGTGTATTCTACTTCGCTCGAAGTAGCTGTAGTAGATACAGAACTTTTTCTATTTAATGCCATTGTAGTTCCTTTTGTTAATGTTACCGTAATAGTATACCACGTTTTAATGGATTTGTGAATAGTTTTCTCCGAATTGTACATCACAATCCAAATCTCTGTTTAGATTCAATAGCTTATTTACTTTTGCTATTGAGTCCTTTAAAAGTTTCTCTGCTTTTGGTTCGTCTCCTCTTTTTATTTCCAGTATTATCTCATCGTGAAACTGTGCAGTCAGCTGTGGTCTACGCTGTATTATGAATCCTATCCACAAGTCAAAGCAATAAACACCAGTACCTTGATTGAGTGTAGAGAATATATCCTTCTCACTACGTAGTTTGTACCATAACTTACTTACTGGATTAAACAACCAGTCCTGCTTGGTCTTAACTGATTTACTAATCTCTTTGATAGACCAGTTGCGTTTCCAATAGGCTGTGTGTATTTGCTCTGCTTGGTTCTGTGTGATACCTAGCTGGCGAGATAGTGTTACAACACCACAACCATACGTACAGGCGTAGTTACCGCCTTTGTAGGCGTGTCTAGTTGTACTGATTGATGTGTCACTACCGTCCTTATATGCTTCTACCTGCTCAGAAGTAACAGCACCAGCAGATAAAGCCAAGTCAAGATGAGGATCAAAGCCATCTACCTGCATCTCCTTCACGTACTCAGGGTCGTATTGCCACATGAAGTGCTGCTTAGTTCTATCCTCAAGGGAAGACATATCACTACCACACAGTATGTTGCCTTCATTGCAACTAAGTAGGGCGCGTATTTCTTTGCCGTATGGTTTACGAACAGAAGGAATGTTTACACATATCTTGTGCTTAAATCTTAGTGTATTGGTCAGCCCTTGTATCTCTGCTTTGACGTATCCATTGTCATGATTCTCAATCAAACCTTGAACTAGCCCTATGCGGTGCTTAATCACAGTCATATTTGATAGCTTGGCAAGGGATGGAATGTCAGGAACTAGCTTCTCGATTGACTCACACAACTCACCGTCCCCTGATTTTATCTGTGGTATTCTGCGTTGGTCTTTCGTGTATTTGAATGTCTTTGGCTTCCATCCCATATCAAATAGCCAGTCTTTAATCTGTACAGTTGAAGTAGGATTAGGTTCTTCAAAGCCAATAATTACTTCTATCTCCTGAGTATCATCAAAGTCTAGCTGATTCATATTACACAACTCTTGCCACTTCTTACCTTGTTCAGATAGTGTGCCGTCCTGTTTGTATGGCTTGGCTGGTCGCTTACGCTTTACAGTTTTTGGCACTTGAGGCATAACTTCTTTTAGTTCTATTACTGACTTATCGTACTCAGTTTCCAAGTCGTGCAGAAGTTTATATGCTTTATCAAGATCCAGTTTCCAACGTGACTTTTCTTGTAGTCTAGCGCAGTTCATCTTGTGTGTAAGGTAACGCAGTAGATTATCGTATTCACCATCATACAGGTCAGACAAGATTTGCTTTTGTCTTTGCCAAAGTAGATTGTTTATCTTTACGTCTTCTTCACAGCGATGAATGTAAGTACACAAGTCTGCGTTCTCCCAATCATCTACCTGTGGCTTAGCTACCCCTAGCTTCTCTCCCCATTGCTCTAACCCATGACGGTTCTCTTCAGGAAACAAGTACCAGGACAAGGCAAGAGTGTCCACTAACTGACATGGTATCTTAGTATTTAAGATACGTTCGATAACTGGTGCATCGTAGCGAATAAAGTTATGACCGATTATTCTGTCCTGATTGTTAAGGGTAGAAAGAAAGACTTGCATGTCAGCATAGGTAGTCAAAGTATTGACAGTATCACCATCATGTATAGACATGCAGTGTATCTTGCTAGGGTTCACCCCATCTGTCTCTATGTCAACCAAAAAATCCACTAGTAACCTCCAAGTATTCCGTAGTGTGTTCATCATACTTAACATCACAATGATACTGCATACCGAAGTCCCTGTCGAACAGCATGTAAAACTCACTAATGTTCTGACGTTCAATAGGACACTCATCAGTACGATCTCTACTGATACCATGTCCGTAGTGCGCCCACTTCTCCATAGCTCG